AACGGAACTAAAGCAGTATCAACTGCAGGTTCAGACGAATTGTTGACAAGCATGAAGCTAAAGAAGGGTGACTTCGGAAACATTACTACAAGTAGTGCAGGAGACCACTCAATTCCGTTAGCTCCAAGACTAGGTGGTGCAACTTCTCAAGCAACTGCTACTGCAACTCCTTTACAGGTGATTGCTAGAATGGGCAGATTGTTAGATACACAGTTTGTTGACACTGATGGTAGATGGTTAGTTCTACATCCAACTTTCATTGAAGTCTTAAAAGATGAAGACTCAAGACTTTTAAATGGTGACTTCGGTGAGTCAGGTGGATTAAGAGCAGGTCTATCTGTAGGAAAGATACACGGATTTGACGTATATATGTCAAATAACTTACCTGCAGTTGGAACAGGACCGGGAACTACAGGTTCAGCAAACCAAAACTCTAACTTTGGAGTTATCGTTGCAGGACATAGTTCAGCAGTAGCTACTGCAGA